ACATCGTCAGAAATTCTTGACCACTACGAAGAAGGAACTTGGTCGCCTGTTTTGAAAGATGGGTCTGTTGGTGCAGTAATAACACTTGACCAAGCATATGGGCATTATACTAAAATAGGTCGCCAAGTGTACGTTAATGGTCAAGTTAACAGAAATGATGCTACTGGCTACAGCTCTACTTTGCTATTTACTGCTTTGCCTTTTACTTCAAACGGTGGCACTGGCAGCTTGAACTTTGGTGGAGGTTTTTGGGTAGATGCTGCGTCTGCCACCGACCCAGTGGCAATGGCTTATGTAGACAGAGCCTCAACAACCGCTTACTTGAAAACAATTAATCAGTCTGCTGCTTATATTACAAGCAGTCAAATGGAGAATGGTCGTCCTATATACTTTGCATTCACATATATAGCGGCATAAAAATTAACTCTGCTGGATAGCAGAGTTGGACAGTCCATAAAAGGAGTTAAAATATGGCAAACGGTGACATAACAAAAGAAATCGAGTACGACAAAATAGAAGTCGTAAGCACTTGGAATATACAAGTTCGCAAGGCTACAAAGATCATGGAGGAAGGCTCAGACGGTTCTAAGACAGAACTTAGTCGGTCGTTTCACAGGCACGTTCTACAGCCTTTCAACTCACTAAAAGCTGACGATGATAGCTGGACACATACAGCTACAGACATTTCTGGTGAACATGCAAGTGTGCAAGCAATAGCTAATGCAGCATGGACTGATGATGTTAAGAACGCATACAAAGCAATGCGTGAAGCACAAGGAATTTAAAATGACTGATGAAAATGTATTGAATATAGATGGCAAAGGTTATTCTGAAGCTGATCTTAATAGTCAACAAAAGTATCTGATTGCACAGCTAAAAGATCTGTCTGTTAAAGCTAACAAGTTGCGAGCTGATTTGGATCAAGTTCAACGAGCAGCAGATAGTTTTCAAAAAGAACTTTTAGAGTCTTTTAAACAGGTTGCTGAAGAAATTATCGAAAAGGATACTGAAAAAGCATCATGAAGCTAGAGGAGCTGAGTCGTAGGTTGACCGTTGTAGAAGTTCAATTAGAAGAACGCTGGAAAGAAACAATCCTTAGAATAAAAAGGATAGAGGCTATTCTAATTGGTGGTGCTGGCACGATAATCGTTTTGCTGGCGAGTATGCTCTGGAGAATGTAAATGTATGAATACGCCATCAAAGAAGTTGTTAAGGTCGTAGATGGCGATACCATAGATATCATTATTGACCTTGGCTTTGATCTCACAAAAAAAGAACGAGTAAGACTTGCTGGTATTGATACACCAGAAAGCAGAACTAGAGATCTGGAAGAAAAGAAGTTTGGCTTGGAAGCTAAAACCTTTCTTGAGCGAAGGCTAAAAGATGGTTTTGGTTCTGGTTTAAAGGTTAAAACTGAAAAAGATGGTAAGTATGGTCGAATGCTCGGCTGGATAATTTGCGGTAAGACAAATATAAATGAAGAAATGGTTTATAGAGGTTATGCTTGGGAGTATGACGGAGGAACCAAGAAAAAAGATCTTGAGGAGTTAAGGTCTAAGAGGGTAAAGCAATGAGTTTGATTACATCTTTAGTTGGTCCAGTTACAGGGTTGCTAGATAAATTTATCGAAGACAAAGACCAGAAATCTGCTCTGGCTCATGAAATTGCAACAATGGGTGAGAAACATGCGCAAGAGGCTATGCTCGCTCAGTTAGAAATTAATAAAGCAGAAGCTGCAAGTGGCAGTTTATTTAAAGGTGGGTGGAGACCTTTTGTTGGTTGGATCTGCGGATTCGCTTTGCTTTATCATTTTATATTATCTCCGCTGATTATTTTTATTGTAACATTAACAGGTGCAACAATACCACCTTTGCCTGAGTTCGATATGGGTAGTTTAATGACTGTCCTTTTGGGAATGCTCGGCATCGGAGGTTTAAGAACATATGAGAAACAGAAAGGGATTACCAAATGAGCGACATAGAGATGTTTCATGTTGGCGAAAACAGCAAAGGAGAAGAGCTTTACAATCTCCGATATATAAAAGGTGGCAGGAGTTTACCAACTCCAAGCATGACTAAAGCAGAGGCTCTAGCAAAAATAAATGGAACTGAGGTTGTTGTAGAAGCAGTTGCCGAGGTTGGAAAAAACTACCACGACATGACGAAAAAAGAATTAGAGCTTTTTATGCGAGAACACGGTATAGAATTAGATAGAAGAAAAAGCAAAGGCGATCTTCTAGACGAGGTTAATAAATTTTTCGAGGTTTAACTTATGAGTGAAGCACTAAAATCACTTCAAGAAAAATGCGGATGCTCCCCTGATGGTTCGTTTGGTCCTAATACAGCTCGTGCCATTGTTAAACACTACGAACTATCTCCCAAACGTGGTGCGCATTTTTTAGGACAAGTTGTGCATGAGAGTGGTTCTTTTAAAATAACAAAAGAAAACTTAAATTATTCCGTTGAAGCGATGATGCGTGTTTGGCCAAGTCGGTTTCCGACCGAAGAAAGTGCAAAGCCATATTCTAAAAACCCAAAAGCACTAGCCGACAAAGTTTACTCCGGACGCATGGGCAATAAAGAAGGCGAAGGTCACAAATGGATTGGTCGAGGATTTTTGCAATTAACTGGATTTAATAACGTCAGGTCGTTTGCTTCAGATATGCGACTTCCTGAAATAATGGAAGACCCGACACTTTTAGAAAAAGAATATGCAATGGAAACTGCTCTTTGGTTTTTTAAGAAAAACAATTTGTGGAAAATATGCGACGAAGGCATTAGCGACAATGTTATAAAAAAACTAACAAAAAGAATAAATGGCGGTTACACTGGTCTAGATCATAGAATAAAAGAAACAAATAAAATTTACGAATGGGTGAAAGAATAAATGGCACTTCAGCTATTACAATTTAATCCAGGAATTGTTAAAGATATAACAGAATATTCCGCTGGGAAAACTGGACCTTTTTGGGTTGATGGTGATCTTGTGCGTTTCCGTAATGGCTATCCGACCAAGATCGGTGGTTGGGAAAAAGATCAGATAAATTTAGTTGATGCTTCTGGCACAACAACAAGCACAGAAACAACTATTACTGGCATTGCTCGTGCTATGGTTAATTGGAGATCTATAACCGATGGCGAGGACAGAATAGCTGTCGGCACGCACAATCACCTTTACATCATACAAGATCAGGCACTTTACGATATTACACCTTTGCGTGATAAATCTAATGATGCAACAACAACAAGTGGCTCTATAAATGATAGCGTTACAACTATTCCTTTAACGAGTGTTGCTGGATTTAAAACTGCTGGAACAATACAAATAGCTTCCGAAATAATAACTTATACAGGAATAAGCACTTTAAATTTAACAGGATGTACTAGAGGGGCAGAAAGCACCTCAGCTGCATCTCATGGCAGTGGTGCAACAGTAACTCAAATATTGATTAATCCAATAGCAACAACAGACGAAAGCACAACTATTACAATAACAGATGCTGCTCATGGGGCAAAAGTCGGAGACTTTGTTGCAATAACAGGAGCTGCAGCGACAGGTGGAATAACCGCCGAAAACCTTAATAGAAAAGCTGGCTACCAAATAACAGCTATAACAACGAACACATACACAGTAACCTCGCCAACTGCAGCAACTTCAACAGTTTCCGCAGGTGGAGGAAACGCAGTTGCTTTGGCTTACCTTATCGGCATAGATGCAGAGCTAGGAACGCAAAGCTCAGACCCAGCACTAGGTTGGGGTGTTGGTGGTTGGAGTAGTGGAGCTTGGGGAACACCTAGATCAGAAGCAGAGTCAGACATTAATCTTACAAACTCAAACTGGAGTTTAAATCTCTGGGGAGAAGATCTTATAGCAACTGTTCGAGGTGGTGGTATTTATTATTGGGATACATCCGGAACGGTCTCAAATAGAGCTGTATTAGTTTCCTCTCTTTCCGGAGCATTAAATGTCCCGAGTGTTGCATTTGTTTCAACAGTTTCCTTTCCAGATAGGCATTTTATTGCTGCTGGTGCTCAGGCATATCAAGGAGATGGTGGAGGAGACGTTGATCCTATGTTGGTTCGCTGGTCTGACCAAGAGGACTTTACTGACTTCGGACCAACTTCTACAAATACAGCAGGTGATCAAAGACTAGAAATAGGAACTAAAGTTGTCGCTATTTCTCCAGCAAGGGAAGAAACAATAATCTCCACAGACGAAGCTATTTATGGAATGACGTTCGTTGGACCACCATTTATTTTCAGCTTTAGACTTTTAGCAACTAACTCTGGTGCTGCTGGAATTAACACAATGATGAACGTCGATGGTGATGTTTTCTGGATGGGCAAACGGAACTTTTTCAGTTACAATGGTGTCGTTCAAGAGATTCCTTGCTCAGTTCAGTATTATGTATTCGACAGAATGCAGACTCGATATATAGACAAAACCTCAGTCGGTCACAATAAACAGTTTAAAGAGATAACTTGGTTCTATGTAAGCAATGAAAACTCCGCAGCAACAAACCCTGAACCAGACAGCTATGTAACTTTTAATTATGCAGAGAATGCTTGGTCTATTGGCTCTATGGATAGAACAGTTTGGTCTGATTCTTTTGGTTCTAGGACAGTTCCTTTTGCATTTGACCCAGATGGTAAACTTTACAATCATGAAACAGGGACAAGCGACGATGGTTCAGCAATGACCTCGTTTATAGAAAGTTCAGCAGGAGAAATCCCGAACACTGGTAATAGTTTATATTTAGTCGACAAAGTTATTCCAGATGTAACAATG